TATTAATATTCGTGCTAACTGGGAAATCTTTATAAGACAATCCAGTGCCAAGCTTATTCTTATAAGAAGGTCAAACGACTATCCTTTTATGGAGTAAGAGATATTTAGTCGAATCTTTGAAGTGCAAAAATTCTTCCCTTTCTTTGGACGAAACGGGAAAGTCCATTATTAATAATTTCATATAATAGTGAAATATTGATAAGAAAGGAAGATTTTATATGGTAATTTATAAAATCGAAAATCAAATTAATCATAAGGTTTATATTGGACAAACTATTAAAGCTCCTGAAACTCGTTGGAAAGAACATTTAACTCATAGTAGAGGAAATTGCATAAATGATTATGATAAACATTTATACAGAGCTATGAGAAAATATGGAGTAGAAAATTTTACTTTTAAAGTTCTTCAAGATAATATCAAGACGCAAGAAGAATTAAATGAAGCTGAAATTTATTGGATTGATTATTATAATTCTTTTATTGAAGGTTATAACGAAACATTTGGCGGACAGAGAGGACATAGAAAACTTCTTCCACGAGATGAAATTACTCAAGACTATTTAAAGACTAGAAGCATGAATAAAACAGCTAAAAATTTTGGAATTTGTGTGGATACAGTTTCAGATTTACTTAAAGCTGCTGGAGTTGAACCTTTTAGCTTTCGTCAAGCCGCAGGTAAAAGAATTAAAATTTCAAAAAAGAATTTTGAAAAAATCTTTGACTCAGTACAAGATTGTGCAGAATGGTTTATTGAACAAAAAATTCCAACAACTAATTCAGCAGAAAGTGTAAGAACTTCATTAAAAATTAAAAGACGTCCAAGTTGTAAAAATCCTTATTATTATGGTTATTTGATTGAAAATATAGAAGAATAAGATATAGTCTATACCACTGGTGACAGTGGAGAACGTGATATGAACCAGGACACGACCGAACTGGGTAAACTATCAATATTGCTCAGTTGTAAAAAAAGAACGTGAACCTTGCTAAAGGGTGTGGCAAGAAATTGCTGCTAACGGTATCAGTGAAATAAGGTATTTTTTAAATACTCGAATCAACTGACTAAGAAACCCTAGGTCTTTGTATAAAGATAGCTTGGGAATACCGTGCTAAGATTATCAAAAATTTGGCAAAGGTCGTTTAATAACTATATCGAATTTTAAAATATTATTGAAAGAAATAAAAATAATATTTTAAAAGGAGAATTATTATGGACTACTTTGTTTATGAAACTACCAACTTAATTAATGGAAAAAAATATATTGGAAAACATAAAGGTTCAATAGATGACGATTATCTTGGTAGTGGAAATTGCCTTCTTGCTGCAATAAAAAAATATGGAAAAGAAAATTTTGTAAGAAAAATATTATTTATTGCAAAAGATGAACAAGAAGCTTACGATAAGGAAAAAGAATTAATAGCTTTTTACCATGCTGTCGAAAGAGAAGATTATTATAATATTTCTTCTGGGCAAAATTTAAATTCTAGTTGTATTAATAATACAGACAGAAGTTATACTAAAACCCCTGAATATAGGCAGAAAATGTCAGTAGTGTGCTCTGGCGAAAAAAATGGGATGTATGGCAGACATCACACAGAAGAAAGTAAAAAGAAGATGTCTGAAAATAGTATCGGCAAAAATACAGGTAAAGATAATGGAATGTATGGCAAAAAAGGCGAACAAGCTTTAAATGGGAAAAAAGTTGGAATGTATGATGAGCAAGGAAATCTTATAAGAGTTTTTAATGCTCGTTCTGCTGTTAATATATATTTTGGATTAAAAGGTAATTCAAATTCTCATCTAAGTGAAGCTATTAGACTTGGGAAAAAATATCGTGGGTATTATTGGAAAAATATTTGATAATAAAGTGTAGAGACTAAATTGATTATTTTTATAATCTAAGAGATATGGAGATAAGCACCATATCGTAGTGCGTTCCATCTTAATAAAAAATTAAGATGAAGAGATAGTCCATTTTTTAGGATATTGATATAGATGTGGCTCCGTCCAAAGTCCAGACGATAGTGAGCCAAATACGAAAAGAGCGCGGTGAAAACTTTGATAAGTCTATTACTAATCAGCTTATCCGCGATTCTTTAGGTGCAGTTTATGTTTGCACTTTTGGTACAGAATCAACTAAATCCGCAATTCAGACTGCTTGCCGCGGTTATCGCAGTGAAGAATATCCAGATGGAATTGATGTTGATACCTCTCAGTATCTGTCCTCTCTTATTCCATCTGAGCGTGGATTTGTGTGGAGTATCAATGATGTCATTTATGGTAATGAAACAAAAGGAAGAAAACCTGTTCAAACTTTTATTAATGAAGTAAATCGTTATCCTGGCTTGCTTGAAATTATTAAAGGTATTGATGGATGTATTTCGCGGCGAGGACGTCACGCATCTGGCGTAATCTTCGCAAATTCTGATCCGTTTGAGTTCACCGCCTACATGAAAACGCCTTCGGGTGAGATCATTACACAGTATGATCTCCATGACCTAGAGTTCTGCGGCGGGGTGAAATTTGACATATTAGTGACGTCCGTCCAGGACAAGCTCATCCAGACGATTGAATTGATGCAGGACAATGGCATCATTGAACCAGAGCTGAGTTTACGGGAGGCTTATAACAAGTATCTTCATCCAGATGTACTCCCAATTAATTCTGACAAGCGCACTTGGGATACAATTCAGAACGCCGCAAGTTTG